AACATCATCCTCCTTGACGCTTTTAAGGAGCGTATGGAGTTCCCAGAGCTTAAAAAGACCGCCTTGGAGTTGTACAAAGAGTGGGAACCGGATACATTGATCATTGAGAAACGCGCCGCTGGCGCTCCCTTGATCTACGAGCTTAGGAAAATTGGCGTTCCCTTGTCTGAATACACACCCGGCAAAGGCAACGACAAGATAAGCCGTGTAAACTCCATTGCGGATTTATTCGCATCTGGGGTTGTCTGGTGTCCATCGACACGCTGGGCAGATGAGGTCATGGAAGAATTGGCTGCATTCCCTAATGGGGATAACGATGACTTGGTTGACTCCACCAGCCAAGCATTGATGAGGTTTCGACAAGGTGGCTTTATCCAAATAGCTTCAGACGAAGAAGATGAAGCACCAATCTTTCGTCGTAAGTACGAATACTACTAAGGAAAATCATGGCAAACATTGACAAAAGTTTATACCAAGCCCCTGCAGGGCTTGATGAGTTAGCTCAAGCTGAAGATGCAATTGAGATTGAGATTGTTGACCCCGAAGAAGTCAATATCCGCATGGACGGATTGGAAATTTCTATTGCAGAAGCCGAAGGTGAAGACTTTGGTATGAACTTGGCTGAGATGATGGATGAAGGTGACATGTCTTTAATGGCAGGTGATCTTGAAGGAGACATCTCCAATGACAAGAGCAGCCGTAAGGACTGGGAAAAAGCTTACACAGACGGACTAAAGCTTCTGGGTCTTGGCTTTGAAGAGAGAACTGAACCTTGGCAGGGTGCTTCTGGGGTGTTCCACCCAATGATTACAGAGGCGGTTGTAAGGTTCCAGTCAGAAACAATCACTGAGATGTTTCCTGCACAAGGCCCTGTAAGAACCAAGATCATTGGTCAAGAGACTATTGAGAAGAAAGAGGCTGCAGTTCGAGTCGAAGACGACATGAACTATGAGTTGACTGAGGTGATGCGTGAGTTCCGTCCGGAGCAAGAGCGTATGCTTTGGAGTCTGCCTGCTACGGGGTCTGCGTTTAAGAAGGTTTATTACGACCCAAGTCTGGGTCGCCAAGTGTCAATGTTCATCCCAGCAGAAGACATCATTCTTCCTTATGGAACCACTGACCTAGATTCATGTTACCGCCTGACTCACGTCATGCGGAAGACTAAGAATGAGATTAAGAAGCTCCAGCAAGCTGGATTCTACCTAGACATTGATCTCCCTGAACCAAGTAGGGACAAAGACGAAATTAAGCAGGCCAAAGACAAGGAAACAGGCTTCAGTGATTTAAACGATGACCGTTACACCATCTATGAAGTCCACGTAGATTTAGATCTTGAAGGCTTTCAGGACATGGACGATGAAGGTGAACCCACCGGTATCGCTCTGCCCTATGTGGTGACCATGATCAAGGGGACAAACGATGTCCTAGCCATCCGCCGTAACTGGAACGAGGATGATGATCTCCGCCTGAAGCGCCAACACTTCGTTCACTACCAATACATTCCCGGATTCGGAGCCTATGGCTTTGGTCTGTTCCATCTGATCGGTGGCTTTGCTAAGTCTGCCACCAGCATCATGCGTCAGCTTATCGATGCAGGAACCCTGTCCAACCTTCCCGGTGGATTGAAGTCCCGTGGACTGCGTATTAAGGGTGATGACACCCCAATCCAGCCCGGAGAGTTCCGCGACGTGGATATCGGCTCAGGTGCGCTTCGGGACAATATCTTACCGCTACCTTACAAAGAGCCAAGCCAAGTTCTTGCTGGTCTCCTTGGAACCATCGTAGAAGAGGGTCGCCGCTTCGCAGCTACCGCAGACTCAAACGTGAGTGACATGTCTGCCAACGCCCCTGTTGGAAGCACACTGGCCCTGTTGGAGCGTCAGCTTAAAGTTATGACGGCTATCCAAGCCCGCCTGCATTACACGTTTAAACAAGAGCTGGGTTTACTGTCTGAGATCATCAAAGACTACACAGACCCAGACTACGACTACAAACCTGAGAAGGGCGACAAGAGCGCCAAAAAAGCTGACTACGACTATGTAGAGATCATTCCCGTTAGCGATCCTAATGCAGCCACCATGAGTCAGCGTGTGGTTCAGTACCAAGCTGTTATCCAGATGGCTCAGATGGCTCCGGACATCTATGACATGCCGCAGCTACACCGCCGGATGCTTGAGGTTCTTGGAATTAAGAACGCAGAGAAGCTGGTCAAACTTCCAGAAGATCAGAAGCCAATGGATCCCGTTACGGAGAATATGGCAGTTATGAAGGGAGAGCCTATTAAAGCTTTCTTCTATCAAGACCACGAAGCCCATATACAAGTCCATATGGCTTTTGCCCAAGATCCCTCTATGGCTCAGTTGATAGGCCAGAATCCCCGCGCCCCTCAGATCACCGGAGCGTTGATGGCTCACATCGCAGAACACGCAGGATTTAAGTATCGCCAGCAGATCGAGCAGCAACTTGGTATCTCTATGCCTCCGGAAGATGAGAAGCTTCCTCCTCAGATCGAGCTTTCCTTGTCAACCATGATGGCTCAGGCTGCACAGCAGGTTCTCCAGCAGAATCAAGCCCAAGCATCCCAGCAGCAGGCCCAGCAGCAGGCTCAAGATCCTTTGGTCATCATGCAGCAACAGGAACTCCAGATTAAGCAGGGCGAGTTGCAGCTTAAATCTCAGGAAGTTCAACAGAAGTTCCAGATCGAACAAGCCAAACTTCAACTGGAAGAGAAACGTTTTGTTACAGATGCAGCCGCAAAAGCAGACACAAACCAGATTAAGCGGGACGAAATCCAAGCTGATATGCAGCTAAAAGGTACGCAGATTGGTGCTCAGATCAAGGAAAGCCAAGACAAGCAGACCTTTAACCAAGAACACGCCGGAATCCAAATCGGCGCACAAATCGCTAAAGACAAGCGAGACCAAGCCCTGTCTGCTATGCAGTCAGTTAATCAACTACAGAAACCTGAAAAATGATCCAAAACTTCGCACACGTATTGCGCCAAGAAATACGCAAGGACATGAACAACTACGCCGACGATCTGGCGGCTGGAGCATGTAAATCATTCGATGAGTATCAAAAACTTTGCGGGGTTATTCAGGGCCTAGCCCTCGCCGAGTCTTACCTACTGGCCCTGCTAAAGAAAGCTGAACAATCAGATGAGTGATCTTATCCTGCCACCGGGGATTAGTTTCCCTGAACAGATTCAACCGGCAGAAATGCCTGCTGAAGATGCGACAAATGAAGAGAAAGCGAACCAGCTTCCGGAGCCAGTGGGCTACAAGCTGCTATGCGTCGTCCCCGACGTATCCGAAACTATCGATGGTACTAACCTCGTGAAAGCCTCTGACGCTATGCGTCGTGAAGAGCAGACAACTACCGTACTTTTTGTGGTCAAGGTAGGGCCTGATGCGTACAAAGACACTACAAAATTCCCCGGAGGCCCTTGGTGCAAGGCTGGAGATTTCGTAATGACACGTACCTACACAGGAACCCGCTTCAAGATGTATGGCAAGGAGATGCGTTTAATCAATGACGACCAAGTTGAAGGTGTCGTCCAAGATCCACGAGGTATTACACATGTCTGATTTTAAATTCCCGGATGAACAGGACGAAAACAACGAAATTGAGTCTACTGAGGTAGAGATTGAGATTGTTGATGAAACTCCTGAAGAAGATCGAGGCCGAAAACCCCTAGACAAAGAGGTAATTGACCCCACCGACGATGAACTGTCGTCTTATTCCGACAAAGTTAAGGGCCGAATCAAGGAATTAACCCGTGTCCGGCACGACGAACGACGCGCCAAAGAGTCAATTACCCGTGAAAAGCAGGAGTTAGAGCGTATTGCCCAACAGCTTTACGATGAAAACAACCAGCTTAAACAGTACGTGAATACAGGCAGTCAGCAATATATCGACCAGTCTAAGACTCTGGCTGAGAATGAGCTTGATAACGCCCGTAAACAGTACAAAGTTGCTCAAGAAGCGTTTGATGCAGATGCTATTTTGGCTGCACAGGAGTCATTGTTGGAAGCAAAGATGAAAATCAATGCCATCAACAATTTTAAACAGACCCCTTTACAACCATCAGAAAATCGTGTACAAACGCAATCATACGAATCGCCCGAACCGAAGCTAGACGAAAAAACCTTGCGCTGGCAAGCAAAAAACCAGTGGTTTAGCGCAGACGGGTTCGAGGATGTATCCAGCTACGCATTAGGGCTGCACAAAAAACTGATGAATTCGGGCTACGACCCGCGCAGTGATGAATACTTCGAGCAAATCGATGCTCGCGTCAGAGAAAAGTTTCCAGAAGTTTTTGGAAACGAGCGACAACGGTCTAATGAGACCTCCAAGAGACCTACCTCTGTAGTTGCACCTGCTGCTCGTTCATCAGGTACAAAGAAGGTTCAAATGACTCCCAGAGCTATGGCACTGGCAAAGAAGTTTGGAATCACACCGCAGCAATACGCTGCTCAAGTAGCAAAATTGGAGAAATCAAATGACTGAAAATCGTAAACCCCGTGACCTAGAGTCCCGCGAAAAGAATACTCGACCAGTGTATACACCATCGAGCACATTGCCAGACCCAACACCTATTCCCGGATACAGGTTTCGCTGGATTGCGACACATGTTCTTGGTCAGGCGGATCCAACAAACGTTTCCCGAAAGATGCGTGATAAATGGGTTCCGGTAAAGGCAGTGGATCATCCGGAATTGATGCTTGCTCCTAGTGAGAAGACAGGTAATGTTGAGGTTGGTGGATTGATGCTTTGCAAAATTCCAGAAGACCTCGCAGAAGCTATGGATACTTACTATAACCAGCAAGCTAGATCTCAGATGGAATCGGTTGACAATACATTTTTACGACAAAATGATCCGCGTATGCCGTTGTTTGCAGACCGCAAGTCTTCTTCAACTCGTGGCGGTGCAGGTTTATCTTAATCAATAGGAGTCCTTAAATGGCATCTACAGCTTCTCCCTACGGCTTAAAAGCCGTGAATGAGTTGGGTGGCCTACCTTACGCAGGTAGCACTCGCTCGTTCCTATTCGATCCTGCTGGATATGGCACAAACGTCTATAACGGAAGTTTGGTATACGTCAAATCTACAGGCTACATTGAAATTGTTACCGCTACTGGCGCTGACGCAACTACAAACGGCTTCCCTGTTGGCACTGCTAACACCGGCGCTGTTGGTGTTTTCGTTGGTTGCTCTTACGTTAACGCACAAGGTCAAACCATTTTTTCACAATACTACCCAGCCAGTGCGCTGAATGCGGTTGCTTTTGTGATTGATGACGACCGTACCGTGTTCCAAGTTCAGTCTGCTGGCTCTGTCACGCAAGCTGCTCTGGGTTCAAACGTGTTCTTCTCCACAAGCGCAGTGTCTACCGGTAGTACATCTACAGGTAACTCTACCGCTTCTGTTGTGGCTGGCTCTTCCGCTGTTACTACTACCGCCGCTTTCCGCGTCGTTGGTTTTGTAAACATGGTTGGCTTCTCCACAGTAGGTGACGCATATACTGATATTCTGGTGAAGTTCAACCCCGGATACCACTCTTACAGCAACGCTGTTGGTCTGTAAAAGGAGCTAAATCATGGCTATTTCACGCGCACAACTACTTAAAGAACTGCTCCCCGGATTGAACGCATTGTTCGGTTTGGAATACGCTCGCTACGGCGAAGAGCACAAAGAGATCTACGAAACAGAGGCATCTGAGCGTAGCTTTGAAGAAGAGACCAAACTCGCCGGTTTCGGTGCAGCACCAGTCAAGAACGAGGGACAGGCCATTGCTTATGACAATGCCCAAGAAGCGTTCACGGCTCGCTACAACCACGAAACCATCGCGTTGGGCTTCTCCATCACTGAAGAGGCTGTGGAAGATAACTTGTATGACTCACTGTCTGCTCGTTACACTAAAGCTTTGGCTCGCGCTATGGCGTATACCAAGCAAGTTAAGGCTGCTGCTGTTATCAACAACGGCTTCACTAACTCGTCTCAGTACTACGGCGGCGACGGCGTACCTTTGTTTAGCACTGCACACCCACTGGTTAACGGTGGAACCAACAGCAATCGTCCTACAACTGGCGCTGACTTGAACGAGACTTCCTTGGAAGCCGCCGTCATTCAGATCGCTGCTTGGGTGGATGAAAAAGGTCTTTTGATCGCTGCTAAACCTCGTAAGCTGATCGTTCCTCCATCTTTGATGTTCGTTGCGACTCGCTTGTTGGACACCAACCTCCGTGTTGGTACTGCTGACAACGATATCAACGCATTGAAGAACAATGGTTCGATCCCTGAAGGCTACACAGTAAACCACTACTTGACCGACACAAACGGCTGGTATTTGACTACTGACGTGCCTAACGGCTTGAAGCACTTCGAGCGTACCGCATTGACTAACTCAATGGATGGCGACTTCGACACTGGTAACGTGCGTTACAAGGCTCGTGAGCGTTATTCGTTCGGCTGGTCTGATCCGTTGGGAATGTTCGGTTCTCCCGGTTCGTCCTAAGCCCTTGGGCTTGTAGAAAAGGCTCCTTCGGGGGCCTTTTTTATTTCTTGCGTACATTTAAACAACGTGCTATATTTCAGCCAATCCGGGCTTTCCGGTGCATTAGACAGTCCCGGCTGACGACATACAGACTAATGCGCCTAACTTGTATGTAAGGAATTATCATGGCAATTACCACATTTAACGGCCCGGTCAGATCGCAAAATGGATTTATCGCTGGTCACCAAGTTGGCACAGCTAACGCGATCAACGCAACCGCAACAGCCACCGCAGCACAAGTTGCAACCGGCTACATCACATCTACTTCCGCAGCAGCTACTACCATCACTTTGCCTACAGGCACTTTGTTGGGTGCGCAATTGGGCGCTGTGCAGGGTACATCTTTGGATTTGTACATCGACAACACCGCTGGTGCTGATGTCGTAACCGTGGCTGTAGCTACAAACGGTATCTTGTCAAGCGCAGCCGCTGACACTGCTGGTAGCTTTGGTGACTTGACAATTGCTGCTGGCGCAACCGGCATCGGTCGTTTCACCATCATGTTCTCTAGCCCCACTGCATACGTCTTTACCCGTACTGCTTAATTGATCTTGGGGGCTACGGCCCCCGCATTACAGGAGATTGATTATGATGCAAACAGACGTTCAAGCCACGCACGTTGAAGTTACTGGCACTATGGTGTCTGGGCGTGTACGTGTTAAAGGTTATCAGTTTTTAGGGGGCGGTACGGCGGGGGATATTATTCTTCGAGACGGCGGTGCTTCTGGAACTATACGACTTCAATTTAACATTTCTGCCACGCCATTGAATCCGTTATCGTTTACGATTCCCGGAGAGGGGATTTTGTTTTACACGGATGTACATGTAACGCTACCCGCCACTGCAAAAATTACGGTGTTCTATGG